CTACGATGTAGGGAATGGCGCTGCCGGCGGGGTGAAGTTTGCTGTGTGCCGCGCAGCTTTTGTCACCCGCAGTGCGCGGATGTAGCCGTTGAGGTCGTACACATAGCCAGAGAAAGTGTGGAAAGCACAGCCGATCAGGAAAGCGCTGGAGAATGATCCGGTGAAGCTGCCGAGCGACTGGGTAGCCCCGAGCTGCACGCCATCAACGAAACAGCGGGTAGAATTGCCGCTGCGCGATATTTCGATGTGGTGTTCTGCAGTCGTATCCAGCGGAGCGGCACCAAAGCGCATCGTCCCCCCCGCGCTTCCGAACTGCACAGTGTGCAGTCCGAGGTACGCCGAGTTGAGGATTACCCACCAGCTGCCGGAGCCGTTGTTGTCATCAAGGTTTCCGCACACTGCGTAGGTCGATGTGCCGTTGGTCTTGACAATGAAGTCAACAGTAAAATCTCCGCTGCCGATGCGTAGTGGAACAGGAAGGGATCCGGATGCCTCTCGGATATAGTCGTCAGAGCCATCAAACTCGGCGACATTGAACCCTCGCGACGTATCCACGCGAACGTTCCCCGCCGCGGACCAGGTGCACAAACCTTTTTCGTCCGGGAACGCGGTGCTCCCGTTCGCGCCGGGCATGTTCAACAGGGCAACCACATCAGCCCAATACGGGTCTCCGCCACCGGCGGCATTTCCCGCCATCATCACCCGCCGCAGCATCAGACCACCTCCTGCATTGCGTAGACCCACGTCGTGCCGGCGTCGAATGTCTTGGCCGACAGAACAGTCTTGGCACCTGCGGCTGCGGCAATCGCGGTGTCACTGCCGCCCAGCGGCCGGAATGACGCCGGAAGGGTGAGCGTTCGCGCGCCGGTTGCGTCCTGAGTGATCTGGCACTCGAACTCGGTCACGCGCCCGGACGCGGCGAGGTTCGAAACGGCCAGCGTGGCGTTTGCGGTCATGGCGATGGTGAAGTTTCGCACCCGGCCGCCGTTGCAGTTGAGCGTGACGGTGCCGGCGCTGATCGCTGGTGCGCTGATGGTGTCGAAGTACAGGTCGGCGACGGTCAGGCCGCCGTCCTTGAGCAGCTTGCCGGTGGCTCCGTCGAACACGGCCAGGCGGTCAGAAACTGCGCCGGCCGGGCCGGTTACGTCGCCGCCGGCTGCCAGCTGCTCCCAGGCTGAGTTCTTGCGCCCGTAGGTATTGCCGTCGCTCGGCGCGTCAGGGATGCCTCCGCCAGACCCGCGCGACTGCCACGCCCCAAGCACCCACAGGGAAAGGTCGTCGGTGTCGCTGGCGTGGTAAATGCCGAGCGCGCCAGGCGTCAGGTTGAGGCTGGCCGGCCGGTCTGCAGCAATGCCGCAACCGAGGTATTCGACAATGTTTCCGCTGTATGCCATCACTCCACCCGTGCGTAAATGAGCTGGTTGCCGCCGTACATCAGCAATGGCGGCGTTTCTCCGTTGACCATCGGCAGCACTCCGCCACCGCCGCTTTGCACCTCGGCCCAGCCGCCATCCTTGCGCGCGTATTGCTTGCCGTCCTGCGGCGCTTCTGCCGAACTGGTGCCGGTCACGCGGCCGTAGCCGTCGCGCAGGATCTTGAGCAGCTCGCCGCCGCCGGCGTCCTCCAGCTCGCGCAGGTCCAGGCGCACGAGGCCATCGGAGAGCAGGCCGAGTGACCGGATGGCGCCGATGCCCTGCACGTCACCGGCCACTGCCGGCGTGCGCTCGATCTCCGCCACCTGCTGCTGCAGCTTTTCGATGGCCTTGACGATGCCGGCCATGTCGCCACTGCCGGCCAGCCCGCGCAGGTAGTCCAGCCACTCCCGCGTGGGCACACCGCCAGGCCCGACCATCGGCGCGGTTGGCCTCGGCATCAGGCTCATGCAGCCACCTTGCCGATCGCCACCCATGCCACCGGCACCGGGCTGGCAATGGCGCGGCCGTCGCCGCCGTCGTCGGTGCAGTTGGCATTGATGGTGCAGCCGCTGGAGGCCATGCCGGGGGTGTAGCCGGTGACGGACAGGGTGACACCGGCACCGAAGCTGCCGACCGACACGATGCCGGCGGCCGGGCCGACGTAGAACAGCTCAGTGAACGGCTTCTCGAACGTGATGCCCACGCTGCTGATGTAGTTGGAGCTGGCCGGGATGGTGGCATTGCCGGTCTGGATTGCGAAGCCGCCCAGGACCAGCGTTTTTGCGCCCACATCCCAATCAGGCTCCGGCGGCACAAACGGCGGCGGTTTCGGCGCCCATGCCGGGATGCCGCTGACCACTTCGAGCTGGTGGCCCTCGGCCCCGGTCGGGTCCGGAAGCTCCAGCACCGGCGCCCAAGCAAGATTGCTGCCGTCATTGGTCAGGAACTGGCCGGTGATCAGCGTCGGGATGGCCTGGCCGGCACCGCTGCCGCTGTCCACGTCGCGGGTCCAGACGGTCTGGCCGGCGGCGTCCTTGAGCACCACGGTATAGCCGCCGTCCAGCCAGACGTTGTTGTTCACCCGGCCGGAGCTGTCCAGCGGCACCGGGTTGGGGTTGGGCACCTGCTGCTCGGCATCGGCCCAGGTCAGGCGCGGCGTGGTGGTGCCGCGATCAAAGAACGCAAGGCTGCCACCGGCGCACGGCTCGATGCCCAGCAGGTCGTGCAGCACCGGGGCGGGGTTGTAAAACCTGTAACTCATTCGGGGCTCCAGAAATGACAAAGCCCGCAGATGCGGGCCGTTGGTGGCGTCGGGTTGTGCGATGTCAGCCGGTGAAGGCCCGGACGAGGTAACCAATGCCGAACAGGGCGGCGACACCCACGAGCGAATAGAAGCGCGGCGCGCTGAGCTTGTTGGCCATTGAATGAATCTCCCGAATCAACTTGCTATGATCTGTCAATCGTCTCTCCTTGGTGCTACAAGGGGTTGATGAAGAAAGCCCCGGATCGCCTGCCAGCGCCGGGGCTTTTGCCTTTTCTTGTATACGTGTACCGAAACCCTGGTCTGCGCATCCCGCAGCCTGTCGCCGGTTTCTGCCCTATCCTCGGCCTGCCCATTGACGGGCGATACCAAGGGGAAAGGAAATGGCAGCAAAATGGATCCGCGTACTGGTGGGGACCAGTGACAGCGGCACTATTTACACGCAAGATGCAGTGCAGAACGGAGACGAGATTTGGCTTGTGCCCAGCTGGATGCCAACGCCAGACGACACAGTGCTGATGCCAGCTGTCGCCATTCGCGTGGACTCACTGGGTGTGCAGTGGCTGTCGAATGACCCGTCTGGGGCTGAGGCACTTCTAGAGTCGCCAATTCCCACAGCCGTCCTGCAGGGTGACATGGCAGCTGCAGCAGCTTTCGGGCTGTACGCTGTTGAGGGGCCTGTTCCAGCCCTCGTAGTTGAGCGCCCTTCCATTCAGTAGTCACGGCAGTTCCTGTAAAAAGAAGGCCCCGGAAATCGGGGCCTTTGGGGAAACGGATATCAATGAGAGGTGTGGAATGACCAAGCCCAAGTACGACCTCAGCAAGCCGGCGGCCATACTTTTGGCTGCCATCATGCTTTTCGTGGGCGCGGTGTCTGTTGCGACAGCATCAGAGATTGATGAGTTCAGCAACCCTACTGCCGGCGCCCTTGCCCGCGCCTGCCTGCCTGTACGGCTTTCTGGCGCCGGCGCACGGCTTAGCGCAAACCAAGAGCTGGCCGCTGCCATGTGCTTTGGCTATGCGCTTGCCGATGGTGAGCTGCACAGGGATCCGCCTTACTGCACCCCGCCGTCTGTTGATCTCGGCCAGCGAATACTGGTGTTCTTGAAGTGGGCTGATGAAACACCGGAAATGCACCATGTAGACAGGGCGCTCGCCTTCCGTCACGCCCTCACCCTTGCCTTCCCCTGCAGCTGACCATGGCCGACTACGAATCCCTCGCCCACCTCTCCCGCTGGCGCCGGCTGGTGATCTGGCTGTTTGAGGACAAGGTGGGGTACACGATCACCAGCCTAATCGCCGCCATCATCCTGATGGTGCCGATCGGCCTCTTCGGCTGGTGGGGATTCGCGCTTGTAGCTGCCGGCTTGCTTGGCTTCGTAGCTGGATACAGGCTGGCCAGATCCTATGCGAAATCTGGCCAGCTCCCGCCGGAACTTTAATCCCCTACTCGCTCCTGTAGGGCTGCTTCGGTTGCAGCCGGCAGCGCAGGGTTTGCGCCGTTATACGGCACCATCTGCCCGTTGACGGCCCTGCCTGCCCGGATCGAGTCGCGCACGCCACCAACCGCCTGCACCGTCTCGCCAACGAACGGCAGGCTGCCGCCGATGCGCTGGAACAGCATGCGCTGCAGGCGCTCGGCCGTGCCGCTGGTGCGCGCAAAGTCGCCCTTGGCCACCATCGGCTCAAGCGCATTGGCCAGCCGGCGGATCTCTGCCCACTCGGCATCGGTGTACAGCGCCTTGGCCACGCTGGCGTTGTTGTACTCGGTGGCCCGAATGTTGCGCACGATCTGGCCAGGCGTCAGGGTCTCGCCGTTGTTGCCGCGCGTGAGCCGGGCGAAGTGAGCCGCGCGCAGGCCGCCCATCACGGCCGGGTCATCGTTGGCCGCAGTGCGCAGCCTGGCGATGAAGCGTGCGCCGGCCGACTTGCTGACCTGCGATGCGCCCAGCGCGATGTTCATCAGCTCTTCCGGCGTGCGGCTGCCGTCGAGCATGCCAGTGATGAACCTGTCCGCATCCTTTCCGCCCTCGAACCGGCGGCCGAACTCGGCACGCAATGCGCGGGCCTGCTTGAGCTGGGCCAGTGCGGCCGGGGCGCCGGTCACCAGGGCAGTGTCGATGGCCTCATCCATCCAGCCGTCGAACTCGCGGCGAATGGCCATCAGTGCGGCCCGGTCTGCCGGATTGGATGCGCCACCAACGGCATTGCCGATGATGCGCCGCTGTGTTTCCAGCGCCCGCAGGGTCACGCCGCGCACGTTCTGATTGCCGAGGATGCTGCCGGTGGCCAGCCGCACCTGCTCCAGCGCGCGGTAGGCGCCAGGTGTGGTTGCTGGGTTGATGTCGAAATCGCGTACTGCACCCTGCAGCCGGGCCGGCACTGCGCTCACGGTGTCGCGGCTGACGGCCACGGTGTCGGCTCCGCGCACGTTGGCATAGGCGTCGTCCACCTGCGCTTTCAGCTCATCGGCTTGCTGCCGCAGCCGGCCTGCGCTGCCCTGTACCAGCTCGCCGGGGCTGGCCATGGGCTGCCCGCCAAGCCGGCCGCCGATGCCGTCCACCGCTTCGGACAGGCGTGCCAGGTTGTTGCGCTGCAAACCATCGAACACTGCAGCGCCGCCGGGCGACTGCCGCAGCACTTCCTCCCGGCTGAGCTGGGCGTGCTTCTGCGCGGCATCGGTAAGGCGCTGGCCCTGCGTGTACTGGAAGCCGAACTCGGCATTGCCCAGCGCGGTGCGCGGGTCGGCGCCGAGCCGGATCTGCTCGGCCTGCTGGGCCATCTGTGCCAGCATGGTCGGCGGCGGCTGCTGGATGCCCGCATCAGCCAGGGTGGCCAGTGCCGACTGCCGGTTCTGGCCAGAGCGCGCGCGCGCCAGCTGGCCCAGCTTGCTGCCGGCAGCCGACAAGCCGGTGCCGGCAACCTCGCCCAGCCCGCCGCCGGCCGCGCTGATTGCCGCCCGGCCAATGTCCACGTCGCCACCGCTCACCGCCGCATTCATGGCGGCATCCTGCGCACCAGCGACGCCGCCCTGCAGCACCGCGCGTCCGCCGAGGCCAACATTGCGCGCCTGGGCAATCCTGCCGGCCCATGATGCAGGGACGAAGGCTGCGGCAATGTTGCCGGCCACATTACCGATGTCCGCCGAATCCAGCCCTTCGTCGTTGACCCGGTATTCCTTGCCGTCCTGGCTGATCACGCCATAGCCGCCGTCGCTTGTGCGCACAACCCGGCCGCCCAGCTTCTCGGCCGCATACTCGGCCACGCCCTTCTGGCTGCCGAACATATCCTTGGCCGCAGCGATGAGCTTCTGCCCGCCGCTCAGTGCGATATCGGAGTCGGCCCGGAACAGCGACTTTGCCTCATCCCCCACCCGCACCGGCAACGGCGCACGCATGCTGCCTTGCGCCGCCTCGCTCTCCGGCGTGCCGCCCACAATGTCGATTTCGAGGACGCCGGTGCCGCCCATCTCGCCATTGCCGGAAACCTGCTCATCCTGCGGGCCGGCGATGATCTCGTCCTGCTCCCAGGGCACGGTGCTCCAGCTGGTGAAACCCTTCTGCGGGGCCTGGCCGGCCATCGCCGGCGGCGGCGCCACAACCTCGTCGGCATCCCACGGGTTCTGCATCACTTCTTCCTCCGGGTGGAACCATCCGGGGCGGTGTAGAGGGCGCCGGCCGGCAGTGCGTTGTATTCGGCCGGGCTGTTGACCATGACGGGGCGTTGCTGCCCAGCCTGAGCTGCTGGCCCGGCCGGTGCAGGATCTTGGCCTACGGGCGGCAGACCTGCCCCCGCTGCTGCCCTCATTGCCCGCTCGGTAGTTTTCCTGTTGCGCATCTTCTGCGCGATGACCTCTGGGGTGTCTCCGGGGATTGGGAAGTAATTCTTCCGCTCCTGGTCCATCTCATCCACGCCAATCGCAGCGCCGGACTCCTTGCGCAGGTTTGCACGCAGCCAGTTGTCCTGGGCCTGTCTGTAGCGCTGACCCTCCGGGCTGGCCAGTGGGTTCAGAAACTCACCGCCGGCGGTGTAGTAATCGCGCCGGTTGGTCGGGTCATAACCAGACTGCTCAAGCTGCTGCATCTCGGCATTGGCCGCGATCATGCGCTGGTAGAAGCCGCTTGCATTGCGCTCGCCTTCGCTGATCTTCCCCGGCGGGATGTAGGTGGTCGTGCCATCGCCGTTGTCGATGACCTGCCCGCCTGCTGCAGTAGCGCTTGGCCTGGAAACCACCTGCACCTGACCTGTGGGGCTGCGCTGCGCAACAGTGCCCTCGGGGAGCCCGAGTGCAGCGACCTCGCCGGCAGACAGGGTTGCGTACTGTTCCTGCTGCTTTGGGGGGTTGTACCCGATACGGCCGGGGCGCGCGCCCTGCTGCGGAGGCGCATCGCGATCCGGCAAGGCAACCTCGGTAAGCGTGCCGCCACTTGCGACATCCGCCAGTGCAGCCTGTTGAGCCCACGCGGGCATGCCAGGGTCGAACTGGAACTGCGTCCCATCAGGTGCCCTGCCGCTGCTCAGGATTGTCGGTGAGCCGTCTTCATAGGTACGACCTGAGCCGCCTACCTGCGGCAGATCGCCCAGCTGCCGCGTGCGCGGGTCCCACACCATCTTCATCGTTCCGCCCATGCCGTCCGGGACATCAACAAGGGTCCCGCTGGCCGGGGCAAACGGGACCTCGGCAATCACGTTGCCCGATGCATCGAAACGCTTGGAGCCAGGGCCGAGCGTGAACTGCTCACTGTCGCCGCCTCCAGCTGCCCGCACCAGCCCCTGCGCCGTTTCCATGATCAGCCCGCTGGTTTCGGCGTTGTACTCGGGCGGCAGGTCGCTCAGGCCGTACCGCGACAGGCCCGGAACCATGCGGGCGTACTGCCCGGCGCGGAACTGCTCGGGGGTGTTGACCAGGATGCGCGCGGCGTTGATGAGCCCCTTCTGGCGGCGCTCGTCGGTCATGCCAAGCGCCTTTTCCTGCTCGGCAGCCATCGTCGGGTTCACCTGCTGCATCTGCGCAAGCAGAGATTCGCGCTGCTCAGGCTCTGCGCCATAGGCCTGCCCGGCCAGCCGGTTGATCTGCGTGGTGTCGCGCTGCGCCTTGAGCTGCTGGCCGAACTGCAGCCCGCCAGTCAGCGAGTTCATGAAGTTTTGCTGGAAGTTCACAGATCAGCCCCCGTAGCCGGATTTGCGGTTGGTGGCACCCTGGAACATGCCTGTGAGGTTGTTCATTCCGCCCATGCTCCCGCCGCCACCGCCCATGCCCATGTATGTCCCGGCGGCAGATGCCAGCGCGTTGCCGTAGCCGGCCTGTGCGCCGGCCGTGGCCGATGCTGCCATAGCCTTGGCATCGCCCTTGATGCCCATGGCGTTGGCGTACTGGTTGCCGAAGTTCTGGCCGAGATTGCCCATGTACTGGGACTGGTTCTGCCCCATCTGGGCAAGGTTGGCCAGCCGGCCGTAGTAGTTGCCGTAGTTCTGGCTGGCCAGCCCGCTGGCAAACGCCATGCGGTCGGCATCGGCGCCGCCGGAATAGAGGCCGCCACGGGCCGCCGCGCTGCGGTCCAGGCTTTGCAGGCCCTGGTCGCGGGCAAACTGGAAATCCGGCGATTCGTTGAAGCTGGAAAAGTCGCCGCTGTTGAGCGCCTGCATCTGCGCCAGCGCGCTGCCGCCGGCATCGTAGTACGGCTGGGCCAGTTCCATGCCCTGGTCGTACATCGCCTGATTTTGATCGATGGTTGCCTGCGCGGCATTTGCCTTCGCGTTGCCGGCCTTCTTTGCTGCTGCGCCCTGCCGGTTGGCGGAATACGCCATGCCGGCACCCACCGCCACTGCTGCCGTTACTGCTGCCATGTCAGATGTCCTTCGTGTAGCTGATTTCAGATTCCAGATATCCGCTGCGCTCATACAGCGCGGCAGCCTGGGGCGGGCTGTTTGGCATGTGCACCATCTGGATGCGGTTGGCGCCGGCATCGCGGCATGGCTGCTCGATGGCGCGCAGCAGGCGGTGGGCAATGCTGGTGCCGCGCACCTCCGGGGCAACCCACCAGACGATCTCCACCGCGAACAGCTGGTTGCGGTTGAACAGGAACGGGCACAGCATCACGCCGGCCATGCCGACCAGCTGGCCGTCGCGCTCGGCCACGAGGAAAACGTGGTCGGCGATCAGGCCGGTGGCCAGGTCTGCCACGCTGTCCTCGTCCATCGCCACCCAGTCGGCGTAATGCGTTGTCGGGTAGAACTGCGCGGACATGCGCACGATCGCCGGCACGTCGGCCAGCGTTGCATTGCGGATGATGGTCATCAGCCCCTCAGGGAAAAGAAGGCCACGGCGATGAGCCGGCCGGATTCGGGGTCAGTGCCGAATGCCGCGAACGGCCACCGGCTGTGGAACAGGGCTGACTCATAGATCACCAGCCGGCCCAGTTTCATTTCTGCCAGGCCGACCTGATCCCAGGCGCTGGCGTCGTCCCAGTCACTGCCGACGCGCTCAAGTAGATCCGCCTGCCCGGCGTCGATGCGCTCGGTGCCGGTGGCCTTGTGCCGCCACAGCGCGGTGCCGCCGGGGCCATCGCTCAGGTACAGCACCGCGGCGTGCGTGCCCCAGCCCAGATCCGAATGCACGGCCTGGTTTGGCAGCTCGCCGCCGTAGTTGAGCCGATAGCCCATGCCGAGCATGTCCACAGGCCCCATCGCTGCCTCGATGGCAGCCTGCAGGCCTGGCACATTCACCAGCGCCACCCGCTTGTAGACCTGGCCGTCATAGCCGGGCCAGTCGATGTACGGCGCGCGCAGGGCTTCGGCCCGGAGCCCTGCGGCATCCGGGATTGCGTCATCGATGATGAGCATCAGCCCTCCGTAGGCTCGATAGCGGCCACGCCGCCCAGAAGGTCGCGCTTGACCGGGCTGGACACGCGGATTTTCATGACGGCATGGCGGTAGCGGCCCAGGCGCAGCAGGCGGATGCGCTGTTCGTACTGGCCGACCGCACCCAGCGACCGGCGACGCCAGTTCGACCAGGTGTGGCCGCCATCCTTGGAGACGGCCACCTCGATGTAGTGGTCAGTCATGCTGCAGCTCCAGGATCGTGATGCTCGCGGCATTGCCGTACCCGCTGAACGGCGGGGCGTACTCATCCCACGACTGACCAAAGTCATCAGAGACCCAGAACTTGCTTGCTCCGCTTGATCCGACTACGCGCCCTGCCGCCTCGCTGACTTCGATCATGTTGTCAGCCCCGCTGATTGCGACAGATTGCCATGTCACGCCGTTGTCCACACTGAGCGCCACCGTTCCGTACCCGTTCTGACCGTATGCAAGAACATTGCCGTTGCTCAGCACCTTCAGCTGCGGACTAGCAGGGTTTGCCGGGGAAATGATGCCAACCTGCGACCAGGATTCACCATCTTCGGTTCGCCACACGCGCCGGATGCTGTCCACCATGTAGCCGTATTCCCCAGCAGCCACGCCGTTTTGCGTAGCAAAGTTCCCGCCTGACGCTGCAACTGGCGTCCACGCTGTAGGCGAGTCCTCGTCGCTGTAATATAGATTTTGAGAAGGGCCGGACTGGAAGTGGGCTATCCATCGACCTGAGTTCATGCGCGCCATACCACAGGGTATGCGGCCGAGTGGCGTGGCAATTTCATCAAACGTTTCCCCGCCGTCGCTGCTCAGGTGGTAGCTCCCGTATGCGCCAGCGCTATCCCAAGCCACCACAACGCTGCCGCTGATGCAGAAGTGGTCTGGCAAAAGCCCGGTCTTCGACTCCACTACAGTTGTCGCCGTAACGGGTACATATGCACCCCATGGCGGCGCCTCCGTGCGAACGATCTTCTGAACGTCACCTTGGCCGCGAGAGACAACATCAAGGATCAGGCCGCCAGGAACAGAGTGAACCGAACTAACTGAATTTCCTGCACTTGGGACAAGCGGGTACATGCTCGACCACTCGATCAAATCGCGCGAGATCCACAACCCCTCAACGGCACTGCTTGCAAGGACGTACAGAACGGGGGAGATCCTGACAATGTCCCTGATCTCTGCCCACAGGCCATTGCCATCCGTGGCGCGCACTGCAATAGGGAAGTCGCCTGATTCAAGCGGATCGCCACTTTCGATCACGCCGTTATCCCAGCTCAACCCATTTGGCAGACGGCCATCGGTGATCCTCACCGACCCGACAGGGGCGTCTCCAGCAGTAACGTTGTAGCTGTACCCAGGATATGGCCATCCTGCACTGCCTGTCGGCGCGCTGCCGGTGATCGTCGGCCCATTCGGCTGCTCCGGGAACTCGCCACTGATCACCGCCGGCTGCTGGCCGACTCCCATGATCAACTCGACACTGGCCGCAATGAACGCGCTCTGGTTGTCGGCCATCACCGGGCTGGTGCGCTCGGACACCATGGGCTGGTCGCCCTCGGCCTGGTAATCCCAGTCCAGCTGCCAGATGCGGCCGTTTTGGAAGTCGCCACCGAACCAGGCATTACCCCAGCGCACGGCATCATTGAGCCGCCAGCGGGACAGGCCATAGGACTCGCGGCGATGCCACAGGCCGCACACCACGTCATAGCCCCACGTCTGCCCGTCCGGGAAGGTCAGGTAGTAGCATTTGTGGCCGCGGTCTTCCCAAGCGAAGGCGAAGGCGTCCTGCCAGCGCAGGCCGGCCAGTGCGCGCTCAAGCGGCACGGTGGACACGCGCCGGGCAGCGTAGCCTTCCAGCCGGTAGACGATGCCGTCATCGCCCAGCCAGAAGACGCTGTTGTCCAGGTTGCAGATGGTGTTCCGGGAAGCGCAGCCGCGGTCGATGACGGCCCGCTTTGACTGGAAGGTGCCCGTTGCGCCGCCGGCATTGCCGTAAAACTCGGCCGTGCGCTCGCCGAAAACGATCACTTCGAACTGCGACACGGCCAAGCCGACGATCCGATCCGGCGCGGCCTCGGCCTCGTACCGGTCCAGCGTGTTGTAGTCGGTCGCGTCGGCCAGATTCGAATGGAACCAGAACCGGCCGGCAGGCTCGACGCCCAGCAGATAGCTGTCGATGTAGGCCGTCTGCAGCGAGCCCGGAAACCCCGGATCGGTGATGCGCTCGAACGTCTGCGCGCGGGTGTCGTAGACGTAGCCTCCGCCCGGTGCGCCGTTGCACACCAGCACCTGGTTGCCGCCGCCGAACTGGTTGTGACTGATCGACACGCGGCCAACACCGGGGATCGTGCCCAGCGGGATACCAACGCCGGTATTCGTGATCCGGTACAGCGTGCGGCCGGAGACAACGAACCGCTGTCCCTCGCAGTCGTGCATGCCACGGATCGGGCCGGTTCCGATCTGCTGGTATGGACGCAGGCCCGGAGGCGTGGCCAGCTTGGCCGGCGTCAGCGTGCCAGCCTGCTCGGCCACCACCGGCAACCAGTTGCAGGTGTCCTGCACCGACCAATGCCGGCTTTCGTCGGCGTAGAAGCCGCCGATCAGGTTGATGGGTTGCTGGCGCATCAGAAGTACTCAGCCGGCAGGGTGCTGCCCGCGTAGGGCTTGGCATTGAGACGGTACAGCGTGCGCTGCGCATCTGCGGCCCACAGTGCGAGGTTGGCCTCACGCGGGCCGAACACGCCATATTCGGCCACCATGGCGTGCGCCAGCTTCTGGGCCAGCGGGATCAGGAACGGAGCGGGGATTTCGTCGCCGTCCAAGTCGAACGGAATCAGGCCGTCGCCGTGCAGCGTCTCCAGCATCGATTGCAGGTACTGCTCAGCGTCTGCGGCATCTTCCGCCTCGGGAGCCTCGGTGGCGCTCACCACGTCCAGCATGCGCAATGCGCGGCGGATCAATTCATCGCGGCGATACGTGGCCATCGTTGCTCCATGAAATAGGAAGGGGCCAGCACATGGCCGGCCCCTTTGGGTACTGCTACTGCAGTCAGGCCGCGGCCGGAGCCGAGACGTAACCGGTCACCACAGCCCAATCCTTGGCCGCTGCATCGCCTTCCTTCCACTGCAGCTTCTCGACGCCACGGATCTCCATGAAGCCAACGCCGTGCTTGAAACCGTAGTCGTCTTCCTTGCGCAGGGTGGTCTTGGTGGTCATCGCCCATGCAATGCCCACGGCCTGCGCACCGCACAGGTACATCGGTTCCACCGGGATCGGGCTGGCGGCGGTGTTGTTGAACGCGCCGATGCTCGGAACCTCGCGGATGATCACGTCATCCCACCACAGCGAGTTGCCGCCGGTGAACAGCGGATTCTCCTTGCCGCGCTTCTCGGCCTCGGCCAGCACACTTGCCATGTCCAGCTTCAAATCACGGAAGGCTCGGGTGCCGACAAACAGCACGTAGGTCTCGTGGTCCTCGCCGTAGATGTGCGGGGTGATGCCCTCGCCGTTGGCAGCCTTGGCCGAGCGAGCAATGGCCTTCAGCTTGGATACCGTGGCGCGGTCCAGGGTCTCGGCGGCGGTGATCGCGTTCAGCGCGGTGGCGTGGGTCGCGTTGTAGTTGCTGGCCAGGTGGCCGAAAAGCACGCGGTCGGAGTTGGCGGCGGTCCATGCGTTCTTCTGGGCTGCGCTTGCAGTGGCATACGCCACGCCGTTGATGCTGCCAAGGGCCGTGGTGATGGCGTTGCGCAGGTGGCGGGTGGCCAGCACCTTGAGCGCCGACTTGCCGGCGTCGCGGATGTCGAACGGGCTGGCCTGCTCTTCCATCACGTTGACCACGGTCGCATCGCGAACCACGTCAACCTTGATCTGGTGGCCTTCGTTCGGGAGGGCCTTTTCATTGCCAACCAGGGTGGTACTGCCATCGTTGGGCGCCGAATCGCTCAGGGCGCCCACCAAATTGATGGTGATCGCGTCGCCCTTCTTCTTCGCCAGGTCGGTCTTGACCTGGAAGATCGAGCTCTCGTTCTGGCCCATGTAGCGCTTGTAGGCGTTACCCCGGACGTACTCCTTGAAGAAGCCATCGTCCCACTGCTTTGCGCGCACTGCGGTGCTTACGGTCGTGTCAGCCATTGTTTGTTACCTCGGGAAAAGTTCATCGACGGGGCTCGGCGCGTTCGGGCTGAATTGCCCGGCGGCGTTGCGAACCTGTGAAAGGTCTGGCGGGACTGCGGCGGCGGCTCTCGCCTTCTCGGCAGCCTTGGCGGCGAACTCGGCCTCGATCTTGGCGCGGACTTCGGCCTCGACCTTTGCGCGGTACGCCTCCGGGTCCTGCATCTGCGCCAGCTCAGCGGTTTTCTTGCCGAGCTGGTACAGCGCAAGGGCCGGATTGGCTGCCGACATCACCTGCTGGGCCAGAAGCGGGTTGCCCTGTGCGGCCTCGAGGGCCTTTGCGGCCATGTCGTCGTAGTCGGGGTATACCGCCTTGGCTTGCTCCTCCAGCGCGGCATGCAGGCGCTGTGCGGCGCGCTGCTCGACGATCTGGAGGTGCTGTTCCGGTGCCTCGAAGAACTCGGGCACCGGCTGCTGAGGCTGCTGCTTCAATTCCGCCAGTTGGCGCTCCAGAGCCTGGCGTTTCTCACGCTCGGCCAGCAGCGCCGGCAGCGGCACGGTCTTGTCCTCTTTGACTTCCGGGGCCGTCGGCGCCTCGGGGGCCGGTGTTTCCGGCTGTTCGACCGTTGCGGCGGGTTCCGGTGCGGGTTGCGCTTCCGTCAGCTCGGCGGCCTCCGGGGTTGCTGCAGCCGCACTGGCATCAGCCATGTCATCGAGAAAATCGCGTTCCTGATCTGCCATGTTTCATCACTCCTATCGACCGTTCGCCGTCGTCACGATCGAGCCGTAGCGCGCTCGTCCGCTCACCTCTGCCCAACAAAAACCCCGCCGGGTGGCGGGGTCAGTGCGGGATTCATCGGCGGCTGCAAGAGCCGCATTCGTTCGGTTTCTGCCCGGAACCGCTCCAGCTCCAGGCGCTGGGCGTCCAGCTGCAATTCGCCCTGCTTGACCTGCAGTTCGGCCTGCTTGATGTCGTTACCAGCCAGCTTCTGCTCGGCCTCCTGCAGCGCCTGCTGCATCTGCTGCATCTGCTGCTGGATCTGCGGTGGAATGCCGCCCTGGTCCAGATGCTCCAGAACCTGCTGCTTGTTGCGGATGCTCGACGCCTCGATGATCGCCCGCGTCGGGATGCTGGACGGGTCGGCCTGCTTGAGCTGGACCAGCTGCTCAAACTGCTCACTCTGAATCGTGATGCTGTCCGGGCCATCTTCGAGGATCAGGTCAACGTCCAGCTCGGCCAGTTCGTTCTGGACATGCACCACCTGCTGCAGCATCGGGTCAGCCTGCATCTGCTGCAGCTGCTCCGGCGGGATCGGCTGCCCGGCTTCCTCGGCCTGCTGCACCATCAGCTCCCACTGACGTACCGGCTTGTTGATGCCCACCCAGCGCAGGTTCTTCTCGTCGTCAGTGACGCGCACCCAGCGTTCGTCGGTCCAGTACTGCCGCACGCGATACCAGACCTGGCGGTACACGTCCCACGTCCAGCTGCGCAGGCCGCCCAGTACCCGGCTCATTTCGGCCAGGCCTGACTGCAGCATCATCTCCTGCGCACGGCCAGACGGCGCTGACTGATCCCCCTGCAGCGCAGGATTCACGCCGCTGGCGTCGATCTCGGCCTTAGCCTCCTGCAGTAGGTTGAACTGGCCCATCGCCAGGTCGGCATTGCGATCAATCTCGAACCGCATGCCCTGGCGCGTCATCACTACGCCGTCCGGGCGGTTCACCTCGCGCCGGGCTCGCTCAATGCTCTCGACCGCGCCCTCCTCGGTGATGATTGTGGTCGTGCTCAGCAGGTGCAGCGCCTTGCTGCGGCGCTTGTTGATCTCGTCCTGCGGGCTGATCATCCGCCGCACACAGCCGTAGCGCCGGTTCTCGCGGTCAACGTAGGCCGACACCGCAACCAGGTCGCACTGCGGCACGCCGTCCTCGTCAACGTAGGGGGAAACCTGCGGATCGCGCAGGAAGCCCCCGCCGCACACGATCGCCGTGTGCCACTGGCCCTTGTGCTTGAACCGGTGCTGCAACACGCGCACTCGCTTGCGGCTGCGGTCAGACCACAGCATCCTCGGCTTGTCGTCGAAAGTCTCGCCGGCAGTGTCTGCCGCATAAGCAGCACTGATCACCGCATCCCGGTCAGGCCAGCGCTCCAGCGCCTCGGCCTCATCCATCCACAGCACGACGCCCAGGTAGTTGGCGTCACTGAAATCCTGGCGACGACTGGCCGGGTCGTAGTAGAACCGGTCCCACGGTACATGCGTGATCACCACCTCCGCTTTGTCCCCGGCGTTCTGCACAGTCACCGTGGCCGCGCCGATGCCCTCGATCAGCAGGTTGTCACATGCATCCGAGCGGATTGCCCGGAAATCGGACTGATCGCACACGAAGCGGATGGCGTCGGTGACGCTCTCGGCCTCCTGCTCATGCTTGGGCGTGCGCGGATAGGCGCGTGGATCAGCGTGCATCCGGTCCGCATGACCGCGCAGGGCGTCGATTTTCGGGCCGATGCGGTTGAACACCACTGGCGGCTGCTTGCGCTGTGCCAGGGAGGCCAGCTCTGCCTCTGACAGCTGCCTGCCGTCGTAATAGTCGCGGTCGCGCTCAGCGTCGGCGCGCTCCTGCTGGTTCGTGTCCTGTGCCTCGCGGAACTGCGCGCACAGGGCCTCATGGCCGATCACCGGCTCTTTCTTTTCGGTCTCGGTCATACGGTTTTCCAGCTCTCCGCGCCGTGATCGGCGTCGATGTCGTAGTCGTCGTCACGGGTCTTGCTGCGCCCAGTCTCTGGCCGCGCCGCGTTGGTCATTTCGTCCAGGCCGCGGCCCACCAGGCTGCACACGTCCACCGCGTCATCCTGCCGGCCGTCCTCGCCGTTGAAGGCGCACAGCTGATTCAGCAGGCGCATTGCCCACGGCGCGGTGCGCGGAAGGTGCACAGTGCCGGCGCTGGCCCTGGCTGCGAAACCCAGGGCGCGCTCGGCCTTGCTGCCGGCAGATGCGAGCGGCACGCGACGCACGAAGGTCTGCGTCTCCCGCATGCGCTTCGTGATCGCCCCGTCAACCGCCCGCAGGATCACGCCCTTTTCCTCGAACGCCACCAGCGGACGGTGCTGGCCGATCAGCTCGATCCACTTGTCGATCCACTCTGCCGGGTCGGTCTGCCCGTACCACCAGTCCACCGCATAAAGGTCGCCGTTGTCGGCCAGCCCCCACACGCCGTGTTCCGTCCAGTCACCACCCTCCGGCGTGACCGCGTAATCGCTGGCGATGTAGAGGTTCAACCGGCTCGGCAGAACGTCGTAGTGCTTGAACCAGTCGCGCTTGAACATCAGGCCAGCAGCGCTTCGGCACTTGCCCTCCCAGACGTGCGCGTACAGATCCGGATTCAGCCGCTGCAACTTTAGCCGCTCTTTCTCCAGCTCATCCGGGAACCAGGGGTTGTCGCGCCAGTTGATGTCGATGACCAGTGTGTCCGGGTCATCGAGGCCGGCCAGCTGGTGCACAAAATCCTCGTCCTGCTCCGGGTTGTAGCTCCACCACAGCTCCGAGCCGGGCTTGCGGATCGTGGGGATCAGCACCTGGGCGGATCGCTCCGTTACCGTGTGCGCCTCCTCGATCCAGCAGATGTCGAACCCCTCATAGGATTTCAGGCTGTCAGCCGTATGGTCCTGCAGGCCAGCAAACGCGAACTCGGTGCCGTTCGGGCCTTTGATCACCTGCTGCTGCACGTCATACCAGCCGCCCAGACCCATGGACTGGATGGTGTCGGCCAGCAGACGGTGGCTGGATTCCTTGATCGACTTCTGCACCTCACGCACGCAAAGCACGCGCAATGGCTGCGCATAGCCGCGGATGGCCAGCAGCCGGGCGATGGACCAGGACTTGCCCGAGCCGCGCCCGCCGCGCGCGACCTTGTGCCGGCGCTCCAGCTGCCAGAAAGGCAGCATCTTCGCCGGGATGTCCAGGCGAAGGGTGCCCATCCGTCAATCTCCCCTGCTCGGCTCCACGCCGACGATCTCGACCTTCGTCACGACTTCCACCGGCCCACCACCCGGCGCGCTGATCTCTTGCGCGATCCGGTCGCCGTATTTTTTCGGGGCCATGCGAGCAGCGACCCATTTTCGGGCATCGACGCGCAGTCGATTGCGAGCGACGGCCGTGGCGTCCAGCGCCAGCGAAACGTCCTCTCCCTCGTGCTTGATGGTCACCGCAGCTTCGTCAGCGATAGCCACGATGTCATCAACCAGCGTGTCGGCCTGCTGCTCCCGCGCGCAGGCGTATTGGTCACGGAAAGCGGCATTGCTCGCCAGCCACCGCATGACCGTCGTTTTCGACGGCATCGCCTTACCGCTGCAGATAGACCGCAGGCTCTCGCCATCAGCAAGCCTTGCGCAGATCACGTCCGCCATCTTCTGCGTGTAGCTACTCGGCCTGCCAGTCACACAACCTCCAACAACCCCAGGCCCAGCAGGCGATCACCGCCCCTGACCCTCAGTTGATACAGCCCGCGCTGCAGCTTCGACCCAGCCGGGACAACCCACTCCAGCCGGCCGCGATCATCCAGAGACGCCGGCCAACTCTCAGCAACTGACTGCCCCCGGTACGGGACGGCCTCCACCTGCAGTTCGGCATCGGGCGCAGGCAGCGGCCCCTGATCGTCGCGCAGGTATACGCCGCACGGCACATCGAAGCGCCGGAACGTTTGGGCCATGATTTGCTGGCGCATGTCAGCGGCTCTCATATTCTCGGATCACGGCCTGACAGGCCCTGACCTGGTCGTCTGCGTCTCGGCCGACTCGAACAAGATCTGCCGCACCCTGCTCTCGTAGCCGGGCGGCCTCATCACGTTCGGCGGCGCCGGCGGCGGCTTCGGACAATGCTCGGGTCTCACAGCCGGCCCAGTGCTGGCGCAGCCGGAGGACATCAGCGCGCAGGCCAGCCACAACAGCAGCAGGGACGGCCTCGGCCGCTTCCCGGTCTTCTTCATGCTTGGCTCCGATTTCGGCCAGTGCCTGGCCCTGTTCGCGCTCGGCCTGCCGGGCGTCCTGCACTGCCTCGACCTGCCCGGTGAGCTGGGACACCCGCTGCCGGCTCTCGGCCAGATCAGCAGAGCGGTCGCGCCACTCACGGCCCGCAAGGAAGCCAGCGAGGAACAGGGCGATGCCGGCGAGGATGTGCGCCCTGGTGACCATCAGTCCGTGCCTCCGGGATTGCTCACGTCCGGGTCAAACGGCGGCGGCTCGATGCCACTGCTGCGCATCAGCCCCTCCAGCCTGTAAATGTGGTTCAGCATGCGACCGCTGCGGCGCTCCAGCGCGCGGACCTGTTCAGTCAGCCGGTCCAGCTCCAGCCGGACCGTTTCGTAAAGCCGGCTTTCCGTCGTGGTCGCCTGCTCGTCGCGCCTGCGGCCGCCACGACCGTGGAACCACGCGCCGATTGCCGCGGCTGCGCCAGCGATCCAACCGATCAGGCCCGGCGGTGTCTGTGATGGGTCAATCATGCGCCGCCCTCGAATACCCTGCGCTCATCGGCCCTGCGGTTGACCAGGCCCTGCAGCACTTTCCCGCCTGCCCGGCGCCACACAGCGAACTGCGCAGCGGCCAGATCCGTCTGACCGGCGTTGAACAGCCGCAGCAGCGTAGAGCTGCCGAACGCGCCGATGCCGATGTTGTAGGCCAGCGAGGTCATCGCGCCCAGCTGGGCCTCGGTAACCGGCCGGCGCAGCAACTTCCGCACGCCGACCATGAATTTCTCGACATCCCGCGCCAGACGCTCATCGGCCTGAGCCTGCGTCCAGCGCACGCCCTCGGCGATCCCAGGGCCAGTGCTACCCCAGCCGATCGTCCAGATGCCCGCCGGGCATTTGTACGCGACGAGCCTGCACCCCTCCCAGCGCCTGATGAGCGCCATGGCGTGAGCGAGTGCTGTCATATGGCCTCATTAGGGAGCTGCCCGCCCCGCGTGCCGGCTGGCCGCAATGCTTGCTCCGGGCTGGGAGCGGGCATGAAAAAGCCCCGGACAGTGCCGGGGCGATTGATTTCCGCTGCGTACCCGCTCGCATCGCCGCACGTCTGCGGGTCAACCCTGGATCGCGGGAAGCGGCAGCGGATAGCTGCTGGCGCGCGACAGACGCAGTGCGCACGCGATGGTACAAATTTAGCCCCCCAGAGTTGGTATGCGCAAAACCATACTCAGGCGACCCCCTTCCTGACTGCGTCCGCCAACTGCATGGCCGCTACAGACTCGGCTTCCACCATTCGCTGCAATAGCCACCGGTACACCGGGCGCCAGAGCTTGGCGTAGTTGGAAGGGTCGATCCTCACGGCCACCGCCGTCGCATGATCAGACCGGCCCAACCCTTCCCGGATCTCATCCACCGCGGCCCGGGCCAGCGCCGGCAGATGCTCCACGGTGTTGGTCGGCCAGGTCTCGGCACGAACCTGCGCCAGCACCTGCCGCGCCCGATCGACGTGCCGCCGCTGCTCGGCCGTTGCCGAGTTGCTCCACGCAAGCGCGGCTTCGGCCAGCTGCAGGTCGAGATGCGCCTCGCACAGCCGGCGCGACTGCCGCTGCAGCTCCGGCACGACCAGGCCAACGACCACGTCCCGGAGCTTGTGCCGGCGCATGGCCGCCACGTCCGGGCACCACGCGGCCTCCAGCACCTCCCTGCCCAGCCCGGCCGGCACCATGCCCAGCGCCCCGGCGATGTCGATATTCGTCAGCTCAGCCACGCCGCCACCTCGGCCCACGTCAAAACGGATATTGGTTGGGCCCAGCCGGCCCAGCAGTTCGCGCACGTCAGACATGGTTGACCTCCCTCAATCCGCACTGTCGGCATCCGCGCTCGCGTGAGCCGAATTCCTCCCATGTATGAAGCCCGTATGCGCAGCAGTAGGCAGGCCCAATCAGGGCGAACGCAAAAAAGACATCAGCTCCAAGTGTCTGTGCGGCTGCAATCGCAGCCCGGCTCGTGATCGTCGTGGATCTGAGCCCGGCAACCGCCGGCACGGCCACCCCCGGCGCTGACCCATCGCCGCACTCCCATCGCAGTTCGCGCACGTCGATCATTCCGTATCCCCCTTTTTGATCGTCACAACCACCTGCCCGCCCCTGCGCACCTCGTCGCGCACATAGGGGTGGCTCACGAACCGCCGGTCATCGATGCCCAGGGCGTCGGCAATGCCGTCACGCGCCGGCTTGAACCGGGCCAGCATGTTGTCGTCGTCGGGCCGCATCCGGGTCGGCGGGTAGAAATCGACCTGCAGATGGATCCGCCCTGCCGGCATCGGAACGGCCTGCCAGCCGGCAGCTACTGCGGCCAAACCTGCCTGCTGGCGGGCTTTCTTCGCCGCACGCCCGCGCACGGACCAGTGCACGCGGGCATTGGGCGACAGGTCTTTGCTGGGCCAGGGCAATATCAGCTCAAGCACTGGCCGACCTCCGCATCTTCTTCATCTGCTTCCGCGCCTGATCGGCCAGCCGCTGCAGACGCGCCGCTTCCGATTGCGCCCTGTCTGCCTTCGCCTGCAGATCGCTGGCCGTGGCCTTGAGTTCGGCGTAGATCGCGTCCTCGATGGTCATGCCATCACCTCGCCGCCGCCGGGGAGCGCGTACACCAGCCGGCCACCTCGCCGCATGGGAGCTGGGTCAACCGCGTTCCGGCTGCTGTCGTGCCCGCTGATCCTCCCATCTGCGCCGACCTGCAGCTTCACCGGGCAGCGGATCACGCCGCACTCGGTCACCAGCTGGAGGTGGGAAATCAGGCCCTCGCTCGTCTGTGTCGCACTCATCGCACACCCCCAATGGTCGAATCTGCCCAGGCCGCAATGGCCCGGTCCTGGATTTCCAGCAGCGCCTCGTCGTCGCCGAATTCCTCACGAAACGCCTGCGCCTCATCGGCATAGCTCGGCCCGTACTGCTCGCGCATCTGCTCAGCGGCCGCGGTGCCGACGGACTTGGCGCCCTGGTGGTGGTAGCTGCACAGGCCGACCGTGTGCCGCTCGCCCAGCCGGCGGCCGTTGCCGTGCCGGCCAGTGCTCAGCAGGTGATGCTTCTCGCACTCGCTGCGGATGCCGCGCTGCAGGCAGCAGATGCAGCCGATTTCTCTCAGGGCGAAATCGCGCATGGCCGGGGTCATTTCTCACCCGCCAGCAGGTCGATGATCCACTGCGGCCGCGCCCGAACGTAGCTTTTGAGCGATGCGCGGACTTGCTTTGCTGTCTTTCCGTGACGCTCGGCCATCGCAGCAAACGCGCTGTCTGGTGCGGCGTCGAATCGGCGGCGAGCCTCAGCGATCAGCTGGGATTTATTTGCCCGGTGTGCCGCATCGGCCGCTCGCCTGGCTTTCTCCTGCTCGGCTTTGTAGCGATCAATCTGTGCGTCGATATTCCCGCGCTTGCTCAGCGGGACGTTGACGACCGCCGGGTCTTTCGTGAAATCGAAGCTCATGACTTCACCCCGTAATCCGCCAGCTCGTACAGCTGCATCGTCATGCCGAACCCCCGAACAGGTCGAGCTGCAGCGGTCCAGCAAGATCCGGCTGGACAGGCTCAGCGGCTGGCGTAATGCAGGCGGCAGCCCGTCGCCGAGCGTTGCCGGCCCACTGCAGCAGCGTCCATGAAAACGCCGTGCCGCGCCGGCTGATGGCCTCGCGCAGGTAGACGCGGGCGGTGTGAATGTGCCGCTCCTTCATGCCGCAGCCCTCCCCGGCTTCGCCCACATGGCTAATTCCTCGGCCGCCTTCGCCGACCAGCGCACGCCGCGATCAGCCCCGAATGCGTGCGCGAACTCGATGAACTCGCCCATGCGGCGTTTGCTGTATTGGCTGGTTCGTGCGCCGAGCATCACGGTGCCGCCGGCCACGCCCTGGGCCATGCGGGTTTCCTGCTCGAAGCCGGCGGTCAAAACGGCCTTCCAGCTCTCCGGCGTCATCTTGCCAATCACCCACCGGCCAGCCGAATCGGTGTGCGGCCAATCGACCTGCTGGGCGATATCGGCCAGCGTGGCCCACATGGCCGAATTTGCGCACAGCGTTCTGGCCGGCTCGCGCAGCAGGATTTCAACATCGTTGCCTGCCTCGATCTGCTCCATTGCCGCTTCATAGGCGGCCACGGCAATGGCACGGGACCGCGGGTTGTCGCGCATGGCGCGGAACAGGCGCTTCATTTCTTCCCCCTGATTTCCTTGTCAGCGTCGTGCCAGCCCTGCCGCCAGGCATCGCGCTGGCTCGCCCCTTCGTCGCCCATCTGGTAGAAAGGGCAGCGGCTCAGCTCGCGATTGGCCTCACGGGCCCAGCGCCCGGACTGGTATTCCTGCAGGAAGTTCATGCCCGGCCTCCCAGCAGCTCACTGATCCCGGCCAGGTGGCCCAGCATCTGCTCGCGGCTGGCCGGCACCGGATTGCGCTCGGCTGCCTGCTCCAGCGCAGCAACCGGTTCGGCCGGCAGCTCACCGCCGCGCATGACGTACTCGCTCGCCGCGGCGTAGGCCTCGGCAATCAACCGATCGGCCTTCTCGGCCGGCGCGTGCCGGAACCGGTAGGCGTCGATCTGCTGCCACACCAGCCGGGCGAAGGCACTGAACTGAGAGCCTTGCCGCTGCAGCTCGGCGCGCACCGCGGCCAGTGACGGGATGCCCAGGCACATCTGGCGGAACTCCGGCAGCGTCGGCGGCCACGGCTGGGCGCTGGCGATGCAGGCGCCGATGCCGGCCGCCAGCTGCTGCGGGCTGATCCCGGCCAGGCCCTTGGCCCAGGTTTGCCCTGCACTGCTGGCAGGGTCGTCGCCGTAGCTGCTGGCCCAGCGGTGGCCGTAGATCTCAGTCATGCGCGCCCACAGCGTGGCAATGGCCTTCGAGGATGCCGGGGCCGGGGTCGGCTTCGGCGCGCCGCTGCTCGGCGTCGAGCATGCGCTGGGCGTTGAGGTGGACGCGCTCGACGGCGCTGAGCGAAGTGCTGCGGACAGGGGCTGCATTGCGGGCTCCGGAGATCGGGACAACGGTTGATGGGCCTTCGGCGTTGCGGGATCGGGCGGCACTGATCGCCCAGGCAAACGGGCGGCCAACGGGTGGCGAGCGGGCCAGGCCCTCGGCCACGGTGTCGGCCAGCGCCTCCGGCGTGACGCCCTCGGCCAGCGCGGCCAGTAGGTCGGGGTGGCTCGGGTTTGTCGAAACACACCCGGCCTGCCGCATCAGCAGGCACGCACGCCCGGCGTCGCTTTGCGCCTGCACACCGCGGGAACTTCCCGAAGGCGTGTGCTTGCTTTTGTTTGGTTCTTGGTTATTGGTTATTGGTTCTTGGTTAGCTTTCTGCTGGGTTTCTTTTTCAAACCCAGAGGAAACCGGCTGGGTTTCGTTGGGTTTCTGCTGGGTTTCGGAAGTGCGTCGCGGTCTGCCGCCACGGCGCCCGTTCTCGCGTGCCGCTTCGGCCTTCTCGTGGTATGCGGCGATCTCGGCATCGGCGCGTTTGTTGTGCCAGCCGTCCGTTTCCAGGGTGAAGAACTCCTCCAGCACCACCTGGACGGCCTCCACTTCTTCTGGGCTTCGGGCACCGGCCAGGCGCGCAACCTTGGCGACCTCTTCCGGCAGCGCCGACTCCTGCATGTAGTAGCGGCGCAGCAGGCGGCCGTAGATAGCGTCTTCCAGCAGCGAAAGGTGCGCCGTGGCGGCAACGTAATCGCCAATGTGCAGGTTGAAGTAGTTCATGCCTGCACCGGCCACCAGGTCGCCGCACTGCGGCCGGAAATGCTGCAGCGGCGGGCATCGCCTCGCACCACGCGATCGCTGTCGCACAGCTCCGGCAGCCGGCGGGCCAGCATGTAGCGGTCGAAACCGGAGGCGCGGGCCAGCTCGCTGCTGGTCAGGCCGGGGTGGCAGGACACCGCGTCGCGGGCCTGTTCCTGCTGCAGCGCCTGGGCGCCGCTGGCAACGATGTGCCGGGCGGCGTCGTGGCTGGTCTGTGGGTCGGTACTGCGGGCTGGATGGCTCATCACTCCCCCCTGCTCGGCCTGCAGCCATGGGGCACGCCGATGAGCCGAGAACTGGCGCTCGGCATCTGCGTGCGGTTGTCGTTGCGGGCGAATTGCCCTGGGTTCCATTGCCGCCACGGGTGCGGTTTTTTGCTCACCGCGCTATCACCCTGTGCGGCGTAGCGTCCGTTCCCCCGGTTGGTGGTCATGCGGCGCGGCTCCTGCGCTGCTTCGGCGCCGGGCCGAATACGTCGGGGCGGGTCACTCGAATGAGTGGTGGTATCCCCCGGTACTTCCAGTTCTGTACCCGCTGCGTTCCGCCTGGCATATCGAAGCCCAGGCGTCGGGCAACATTGGCTGGTCCGCCGAGCTTTTCGATCAGCTCGGAATCCTCATGCATCTGGTCGGTTGGCTTGTTCATGCCAACAATTAAACACCACGTTTAATGATGAAGTCAACGTGGCGTGTAACAACGCCGTGTTTAGTCGCCCCACAATTGGACATGGCCGATATGCACCCATCAATGACGCGCCTCTACCTCGCTGCCGCACAGCTGAACCCCGCCATCCGGGGCCAGTCAGCGCTAGCGCGAGCGCTCAGTCAGTCCCCCCAAACCGTCAAGAACTGGGAGTCACGCCCTACCGGCGTTTCCGCCTCCGGCGCGAGCAAGGCTCAGCAGGAGCTCGGCATAAGCTCCACGTGGATACTTGACGGCGACGCTCCGATGTTTGTCTCCACACGGGCGGTCGCACCCACTGAGACGCCGCCCGGCTACCTTCGATTCGATCTGTACGAAGGAGCGGCAGGCATGGGGGCTGGCGTGGCCAACAGTGACTACCCGGAGGTGATCCGCACGGTTGACGTTGCTGAGTGGGAAATCCGCAAGAAACTGGGCTTTTTGCCTGCGCCTGGGCGAATGCGGTTGATCACCGGCCGTGGCCCGTCGATGCGCCCGAAGATCGAGGACGGCGACGTGGTGATGATCGACACCAGCGTGACCTGGTTCGACGGCGACGACTACTACCTGATCAGCGTAGACGGCGAGGCGCAGATCAAGATGCTGCAGAAGCGCGTGGACGGCATCTATGTGGTCAGCAGCAACCCGGATTTCAGGGAGTGGCGGATCGCCACTGATGACCTGGTCGTGTGCGGCAAGGCGCTTATTGGGATGGGGCTGCGGCGGCTTTGAGGCTGCGGAATAGCTTTGATCGGTTCAACTGAGCAGGAACTTTGGTTCCGGAGCGTGAGTAATATGGATTACAAGCACATCAAATTTGATGATGTCATGAGGTTTTTCGATGCGGCAAATGCAGCCCGCCTCTGCCCAGTTTGCAGCTCTTCTGAGTGGACGCTTCAGTTTTCCAGACTGAAGGACAAGCCCGAGTTGGTATTCGCCACGAATGCCCTTGGCCTTGGGGCTCCATTTCTAGATCCCATGTCTCCAAATTATTCAGCCCAACTTCTGCCGTTTGGCCGGCCTGTGCTCCCCATGATTTGTAAGAAGTGCGCGTATATGAGAATTCATGACTACGCACCAATCAAAGAATGGATTGAGTCGAACCCTATGCCCGATGCGGAAGGCTCAGAAGGGGGTGAGTGAATGTCTGTTTCACGGCCAGACATCCTCCCTATGGCCCATCAAGGCCCTCTCGGGTCCTGGCGCGAGCATGTGCAGCCCCCTCCGCCTGTTGCGCCAGAGCCCCTATGCGACGATCATGTGGTCATGAGCGATGTCACACGCCACGAAATGAATGCAGCTATTGCTGCCTCGGAAGCTCGGGTTGCGTCCGCCATTGCTGAAATGCGCTTGGATAACGCCAAGTTCCTGGGCGAGCTGGGCGCATTCAAGGGGGATGTTCTAACCGCACTTTCCGGCATCAAGTCGGACGTAACTTCCGGCATAGCTGGCGTTAGGGCGGACAATGCAAAGGAGCAGGTCACTGCAACGCGCTGGCAGGTCGGCCTGATCGCGGCCGTCATCCTTGCCTCGGCCTCGACCATCGCCACTGTTGTCCTCAGAACCAAGCCCACAGCTCCACAGCAGGTGGTGATGCCGCAGGCTTCAATGCAACAGCCTGCGCCCATAGTCATACAGTTGCCGGCCAGCCAGGCAGCGCCTCCAGCTACGCCGCAGGCAGATCCGCCTAAGTAAGCGCCACACACCCCGCTCCGGCGGGGTTTTTTATGGCAGCCAAAGTCGGTTTGCAAGCATGCCCCATCCAGCTTAGTGACAGACGTCACAATTCACGCCCGATACATGCAAAGATAGCCCCGGGCAACACTCTGCCCATCTTCACCAATCAAGGAATGAACATGAAGGTTCGCTTTTTGGTAGCCGCTCTGGCTGCCCTGGCTGTCTCCGGTATTGCTTCTGCCCAGACCTATGTACAGGGGCACACTCGCTCTGATGGAACTTACGTGCAGGGCCACTACCGCTCCGCGCCCAACAGCACCAAGCTGGATAACTACTCCACCCAAGGCAACCGCAACCCGTACACCAATGAGCGCGGCACCGTGAACCCGTACCGCCCGTCCTCGAGCAACCCGACCGGTAGCCCGTACAACCAGCCGCGCCGCCGTTCGTCGTACCCGTAACGGCCACTGGAAACCCAGCGAAGCAGTAAAGAAGGCCCCGCTCTTGCGGGGCTTTTTTGTGCCCGGCGAACAGATCTTCCGGGCCGGTGGTGCGGTGCAGGATCGCAAGTTGAAGAAAAATATTAAACACCCTGTTGACTTGCGATTAAACGCTGTGTTTAACTAGCTCCATCGCCCCACGACACCGGCACACCGCCGACAGGGGCAGGGAGACGAGCCATGTACGAAGCAATCGAAATCGCCGAGGCCATGTGGGTTGTTGCCAAGAACGGCGATGTTTGCACCCGCTCAGGCATCTATGACAGCGGCGAGCAGGCCCGCGATGCCGCGGCCGCTTTCAACACCATCGATGAAATCGCCGCGACCCTCGTCGCCGGGGAGGGCTGAGCCATGCACAGCTACCACGCCAACTGCGGCTGCTTCACCTGCGGGCAGGAAGAAGCGCTCACCGAGCGCCGCAATGAAGCCATCGCCGCCGCTATTCCGGCACTGATCGCGCTGCCGTCGTTTGTCGGCGAGGCACTGGGCGAAAACCCGATGAGCTGGGAGGCCGAAGTAACAGCCGCCCTGGCATCCGGCGATGACGCACAGGCCGGCCGCATCCTGCGCCGCGAGGTTGCCGAACACCTCGCCCGCGAAATCGATCGACTGCAGGACGCCCGCCGCTGCGAAGTGGACGAGGCAGTCCAGAGCCTGATCTACCGCCACACGCCCATTGCAGCCTCGCTGCAGCTGCGGGGTGCCGCATGAGCCGGGTTATCGACGCGCTGCACGCGCATGTGATCGACGTGGAGCAGATGGCTATCGATGCCGGGGACTCCCTCGCGCTGTCGTCCAGCCTGCAGCAAGCCCGCCGCGCCGTTGCCAGCATGGCCCGGCTGACCAACGCGGCTGAAACCGCGCTGCTGTTCCTGCAGGGCGAGCCGGCCGACCAGCTGCGCGCCGCCCTGGCCGACGCGGTAGGTGGCGCATGAGCCGCGCCGAACGAATCGCCTGGACGCTGACGATCGCGCTTGCCGTTTACGTCGTGCCGCTGCGCATCGCAGAGCTGGCCGCCCACCGCGCCGCCTACATCGCCGAAATGAGCGCGCCGGCCGCATCCCAGCCGAACAACACCCATCACAACAAGAAACAGGAGAAGGATGATGAGTAAGCACACGCCGGGGCCGTGGTTCCATGACGGCAATGGAAATGTCTGGCGCCGGGACCCGAAGGATCTGTACCAAAACGGCGGCACCGTGGCCGGTGACAAGTCGCTCGCCACAATCCACAAGGGGTGGCATCACGATGGTGCCGAGGGATATCCAGTTGAAGCCAACGCCCGCCTGATCGCAGCCGCGCCGGAGTTACTGGAGACGCTGGAGGGCTTCGTGGCCTGCTGGGATACGTGCGCATCTCCTGTTGAATTCGCCGAGAAGGCCCGTGCCGCCATCGCCAAGGCCAGGGGTGAAGCATGAAGCCCGCCGACGCCCTCGCCTTCATGCTCTACGCCGCCGGCATTGGCTTCTGTGCATCGGTCGGCAGCACTGCCTACCGCGTGGACGCGCACAGCGTTGTCGTGGCCCTGATCGCGCTGGCCCTGCTGTTTGCGTGGCTGATCCTGCGCCGCTGGCGCGCCGTGGCCCTGCGCCAGCGCGCCAAGCGCCGGCAGCTGCGGATGTACAGCAACGCCGCATGGCCCGAGCGGACGTGGTCTGACAACCACTGAATCCCCGCGGCCTCCCCTGCCGCAATCCCGCGCCGGACGGGCTCCCCAAATCCGGCACCTACAGCCCAAACGGGTGGCGAGCGTCACGCCAGCACAGGAAGTGCAGGAGGACGGCCGAGCCGGCGGCCATGACGCACCGGCATCCATACCCAAGGAGAAAGACATGAACCAGGTAGTCGCATTTCAGCCAGCGGTTGAGGCCTACGGCTCCCGCTCGCTCACCGCCGCCGACATCCGTGCGCAGGTCAACCTGATGCAGGACGTAATGCTGGAGGTAATGAAGGACGGGACCCACTACGGAAAGATCCCAGGAACCCAATCGAAGAGCCTTTACAAGGCTGGCGCCGAAAAACTGATGGCCACGTTCCGCCTGGCGGCCAAGCCGGAGGTGGAAGACCTGTCCCGCAACGGCGAGATCGCCTATCGCGTGACCGTGAACCTGCTGTCGCCAGGCGGCGCGTTCGTTGGTGCCGGAATCGGCGAATGCAGCAGCGCAGAAGAAAAGTACAGCTGGCGCCGGGCCGTGTGCGACGAGGAATTCGAAGCCACGCCAGAAAATCGCCGACGCATCAAGTTCAGCAAGTACCAGGGGCGCGTCGAGCAGGTCAAACAGGTGCGAACCAATCCGGCCGATGTGGCCAACACCATCCTCAAGATGGCCAAGAAGCGCGCGCAGGTCGATGCGGTGATCACCGCCACTGCCGCCAGCGACATATTCACCCAGGACATTGAAGACCTGCCGGAGGAAGTGGTGGCCGAGATTGTTGGGCGCACTGCTGGCCCTGCCAGCAATGTAGCCGCTGCGGCTGTGCAGCAAACCATCCCGACCGGCCCGGAGCGCGACGCCGCTGACAACGAAGCCCGCGCCGTGGCGAAGGACGGAGTGCAGGCCTTCCGCGAGATGTGGGCAGCATGGCCGAAGCAGCGCCGCGCCCTGGTGGCTGACCTGCTGCCCGAGTATCAGGCCATTGCCGAGAATGCTGGCGCGGAAAATGCCGAGGTGCAGCCGTGATCGAGCAGCGATCAGACGATTGGTTTGCCGCCCGAGCAGGAAAGATCACGGCCAGCCGGATGCACGACGTGATGACCGAGCGCGAGCGCGGCGAGTTCAAATCTGGCCCGCGCAAGGGCCAGCCGAAGCCGCAGCCGCTGGCCCTGGTCAACTACGCCCACCAGCTGGCAGCCGAGCGCTTGACTGGCAAGCCGCGCAAGCAGGTCAAGGCCGCTGCGCTGGCATGGGGCCAGACGGTCGAGCCGGCAGCCGTGGCCGCATATCAGGCCGAAACCGGCGTGATCGTTGAGCTGGCCGAGTTCACCCTGCACCCGGTGCACGATTTCATCGGCGCATCGCCCGACTTCCTCGTCGGCGATGACGGCGGCGGCGAAATCAAATCGCCCGAGTCGAGCGAGGTGCATTTGCAGACCCTGCTCACCGGCCTGCCGCCGGAGCACATCGAGCAGATCCAGGGCGGGCTGTGGGTGACGGGCCGGCAGTGGTGGGATTTCGTCAGCTACCACCCGGACTTCGGGCCTGACCTGCGGCTCTACATACAGCGAGTGCCGCGTGATGACGAATACATCGCTCGGCTGGAGGAAGCCTGCCTGCTGATGGAAGACGACGTGCAGGAAATCGTTAGCGCAGCAATGGCCAGGACTGCATGGAACCCCTTCCCGGCCAGCTAGACCTGCTTGACGACCTGGCCGAGCTGGCCGCGATGAATCAACAGGCCGCAACGGCCGCACAGCTTCGGGGCGACCCGGAGACATACGAAATCTACCGCGCAGAGGCCGAACGGCTGATGCGCCTGGCAAACAAGGAGCAAGCATGGCACGCGGCATCAACAAGGTGATCCTGGTCGGAAATCTCGGCAATGACCCGGAAGTGAAGTACACGCAGGGCGGCATGGCCATCACCCGCTGCAGCCTGGCCACAACCTCTGTGCGCAAGGACCGTGATGGCAACCAGCAGGAGCGCACCGAATGGCACCGCGTGGTGTTCTTCGGGAAGCTGGGCGAGATCGCCGGCGAGTACCTTAAAAAGGGCAGCTCGGTCTACGTCGAGGGTTCGATCCGGTACGACAAATTCACCGGCCAGGACGGCATCGAGAAATACACCACCGACATCATCGCAAACGAAATGCAGATGCTTGGCGGTCGCGGCGATGGCCAGAGTGCGCCGCGCCAGCAGGAGCGCCCGCAGCGGCAGCAGCAGGCCGCGCCATCCGCCAGCCAGGCCATGGATGACTTCGCCGATGACGAAATTCCGTTCTGAGCAGTTGGACATCTTCCGCGATGACCCGGCGCGCAGGGCACGGGCCTATCGCATCGCCGCTGATGCCGCACTGGCCCAGGGCGACAACCAGTTCTTCACGGCGCAAGAGCGCCACGACAACTACATCGCCGAAGCCGAGCGCCTGGAGCGACTGGCCGGCATGACGAGGAATGGAACATGACTGACATCATCGAAGTACGGGAGCGGTTGGCGGCCATTTCGGGCATCGCCGGTGCGCGGGTATCGGCGGAAATCGACGCCATCCGCGTACTGGACGAAACCGGACGCCTGCCCACCGCGGTGGCAGGGGTGCAGCAGGTCGTTGCGCTGGATGGGCGGCCAGCCGGGCCGGTGCCGATGCGCATGATCTCCGGTGGTGGCCGGTGATGCACGTTCGCATCATCGAGCGCATCCGCGACCTCGCGTCGAGAGGCCTGTGCATCTCGCACATCGCCACCGAAGCTGGCATCACCCGGCGCACGGCGCGCCGGCTGGCTACCGAACACGGGATCGCGGTTGTCCACGCAAAGCCGCCTGCAATAAAGCCGAGGCGGTGGACCGCCGACGAGGATGCCGTTCTCGAGGCTCGCTACCCGCACGAGTCAACTGTGGCGGTGGCTGCGGCGCTCGCACGGACGGTGAACTCCGTCTACCGGCGGGCCAACATGCTCGGCCTGTCAAAGACCGAGGCATATCACGCCGCCCGTGGCGTTGTGGCTGAGGGATCGACATATCGCCGCATGGGAAATTGGCGGCTGCAACGAGGCGTCCTGGAAAAGCGCATTGGCCCTGAACGCTGGGTTTCGGCCCCGCTTGCGGTCTGGACCGAGCATCACGGCGAAGTGCCGGCCGGCATGGTCGCGACATTCAAGGAAGGCCGGTCATCTGTCGATCCTGGCGCAATCAGCGTTGACGACATTGAGCTGCTCACCCGCGCCGAAATGATGCGCCGGAATAGCTACTGGGTGAACTTCCCGCCAGAGGTCGCGAGGGTTTTCCAGCTCCGCGGCGCACTGGCCAGAAAGATCGGCAATCGAATCAAGAAACTGGAGGAAACGGCATGAAGAACAGGGCAACAGACGTGGCAGATCACCTGATGGCGCAGCTTGAGCGCCTGGGCGATGAGGGGATGCAGACCGAGGCGCTGGAGGCCGAAATCAAGCGGGCAAGCGCCATCGCCAATATCGCGCGCGAGTGGACATCACTGCAGCGCACGGCCATTGACGCGGCCAAGGTGATGCACGAAACCAGTGTGCTGCCGGTCGCGTTTGTGCAGGGTCTGTCTGCCGTGGACAAGTCCGGCCAGGCCAAGCCGCTGGCCATCGGGGTGGAGTGATGACCGCCCCCGGAATCGTCAGCTATCCAGAGCTGCAGAAACTGTGCCGCCCGGATGGGCCGGCACCGCGCCTGGCCACTGTCGAGCGCTGGGCGCGCAAGTCGGGCATCCGGATCCAGTACGACGGACAAGGCGGCGTGTGGACGACCATGACGGCCCTTGACGCTGCGCTGGGCATAGGCAGCGCAGCATCCACCGAGTCATACCCGGCCGAGCTGATATGAGCCCCCGTCCACGCAAGCAGCAGCCCGGCATGCCCGAGCACATCGATGTCACCAAGCTGCCGACTGGCGTCTACTGGGACGCCAGCGGCCTTGGCCGGTGGTATGTGTTCGAAGAGGTGGCCGGCAGGAAGAAACGCAAAACCGTGGCCGGCCCGCAGGCGCGGCTTTCCGACCTGCACCAGATCGCGGACAGGCGAGCGCCAGACGGGCGTGGCACCGTTGCGTGGCTGTGCGCCCAGTACCAGGACAGCCCGAAGTTCAGGAATCTGGCCGATGGCACAAAGAAGGCGTACAGCTACGCCCGCGACGTACTCCTGGCACAGCGCACGGCATCGGGAGGCGCAGTTGGCGAGCTGGTGGCCGACAAGCTGCGCACGCACCACCTGCAGCGCCTGGTGGATCGGATCGAATCAGAAGGCACGCCGACGAAGGCCAACCAGGTCAAACGGTATGCGTCGATCGTGTTCCGCTGGGGCTTGAACCGTGGGCTGATTTCGGCAAACCCTGCCCAGGGCCTTGAGCAGGCCAAGGAGCGCCCGCGCCAGCGCCTGCCCACCACGGCCGCTTATGACCGGGTTCTGTCGCTCGCCAAGCAGGGCGGGCAACTGACTGCGCGTACCCCTGGCAGCGTCGCGCCCTACCTGTGGATCGTGATGGAGCTGGGCTATCTGTGCCGGCTGCGCGGCATCGAGACGCTAACCCTGACTGAGGCGGCGGCCACGGTCGATGGCCTGGTCACAAACCGGCGCAAGGGGTCGCGGGATAGTGTGGTGCTGTGGGATGAGAGGCTGCGGGCCGCGTGGGATGCGGCGCTGGCGCAGCGGGCGGCCATCGTCCAGGCCCGGCGGCTGCCGGTCGCGATGCGGCCAGAGGATCGCCGCGTATTCCTCGCCGAAGGTGGCGAACCGCTGACCAAGCACGGCCTTGACTCGGCCTGGCAGCGACTGATTCGGCGCGCGATTGCCGATGGCGTAATCACTGCAGACGAGCGTTTCAGCCTGCACGATTTGAAGCGCAAGGGCGGCACGGATGCGGCCGGCAACAAGGCCGAGCGGCAGGATGCGCTGGGCGTGTCCGATGCGATGATGAAGGTGTACGACAAATCAAAGCCGCGCGTAAAACCATCCGGCTCACAGCCCTGAATTACGGAGGCAATTACGGAGGCAAAGAAAAAGGCCACCCGAAGGCAGCCTAAGTCGTTGATGCGTATGGTGGGCCGTGATGGATTCGAACCATCGACCAAAAGATTAAAAGTCTTCTGCTCTACCGACTGAGCTAACGGCCCATGACACCCGGCCACAAAAGCCGAGCGCAAATTATACATCAACAATCACACCATGCGAAGCCCATCAACATAATGGGTCGGGTCGCTCAAGCCTGCCGCACGGAAACCTTCGGCGCGCAGCTCACAGGCATCGCACTGCCCGCAGGCCCTGCCCCGGGCATCGGCGCGGTAACAGGAAACGGTCAGGCCAAAATCCACGCCCAGACGTGTACCTTCGGCAGCAATCTGCGCCTTGCTCAGGTGCTGCAGCGGTGCATGGATGGTAATGCCCGCGCCTTCGACCCCGGCCTTGGTCGCCAGGTTGGCCAGATGCTGGAAAGCGGCGATGAACTCGGGCCGGCAGTCCGGGTAACCGGAGTAATCCACGGCATTGACGCCACAGAAGATGTCCGCAGCACCGAGCACCTCGGCCCAGCCCAGCGCCAAGGACAGCATGATGGTGTTGCGCGCCGGCACGTAGGTCACCGGAATTCCCTCACCGCCGGCAGCCGGCACCTCGATGTCGGCGGTCAACGCCGAGCCACCAATGGCGCGCAGGTCGACATCCACTACCTTGTGCTCGGCCACACCCAAGGCAGCGGCCACTCGCATGGCCGCATCCAGCTCGGAGGTGTGGCGCTGGCCGTAACGAACGCTCAGCGCATGCACTGCAAAGCCCTGCTCGTGGGCCATGGCCACCACCGCGGCCGAGTCCATGCCACCGGAAAGGAGCACGACGGCTTTGTTCAT